CTAATAATAGTGTTATAACATGTACTGCAGCAACCGATGCTGCAGGAAGTTTTGTTACTAATATTGGCGATACCAACAATCAAAATCCTAAAATAGGTGAAAACGTTCGTTTAAATCTTGCTGGTAGTACAAATTATACTTACCATCAAGTAGTGAGTGTTGCAAGAAGCGCTCCTGGTACGGTTATGGTGGTATCACCCGCAATAACATTAGCTACACAAGCAGCAATATCTGGTGTTGCTATTAGTACGGGCGGCACATTTACTTGTACTGCAACTACAATAGCTGTTAATAATCGTATTAGAGTTACTGGAGCTTATGGTGGCACTGGTACTATTACTGGATACTCATCAGGTAATATATATAAAGTTTCTGCTATTACTGGAACTGCACCAAACGTAACTGGTTTTACTTTAATTGATAACGTTAGCGGTGCTGCTCTTGTAACTACTGCCGGTACCGCAACAGGGTTATCGTTTGATATTGTTGCTGCAGATGGTACTATTGAAGTATTTAAATTCCATAAAAAAGGATCTTATGTGAACTTTAATGGAACTGGAAATACCATGTCATTTAGTGGAAATCCTGTTCGTTCAATGGATATATCATTAAATATGGATCTTTTTCCAGCAACAGGAACAAGTTTCGCTGTTTTTGGACAAACACCAATTATTAAAACTGCTGCTAATCCTATAGAAAAAGTAGTTAGAAAAGATATATATGTAGCAATTAATTGCGCAAGTCATCCTGCTACAACATTAGGTCCTTGGACACTGGGAATGCCTGATGTATATAAAGTTTCGGGAGTGTATATTGGCGCTGGTTTTGCCAATACTAATCCAGATAGAACAGATTGGTTTCAATTTGATAATGGGCAAACTGATACATATTACGGATTATCTCAATTAAAAGTGTTACCTAAATATCAAACACAATTAACATCTGCTAGTAGAATGTTAGTTAGATTTAGTCATTTTGCACCAAATATACAATCTTCTAAAGCCATGTTCTTTTCTAAAGATTCATATTCAATTGATGATGCTAATACAGCAAATACTACTGCAATAGTAACTGCTGAAATTCCAGTGTATAAATCTACAGACGATACTTATTATGATTTGAGAAATTATATTGATTTTAGACCTGTTATGGTAAATACTGCAGTTAGTTCAACATCAGCTACATGGCCCAACTATACAGTTAACCCAGCAAATAACCAATCCGTATATTATTCAACATCTAATGCTAAATTTGCATTAGAACCTGATTCTAGTTTTACATTTAATGCGCAATACTATCTTCCAAGAGCAGATGCAGTATTAATAACTAAAGAAGGTAGAGTTGTAATAAAATCTGGAGCTCCTTCAAATAATCCTAAACCACCAGTACTAAATAATTCAGGATTAAAAATTGCAGACATATATGTTCCGCCCTATCCATCTTTAACATTCCAAGAAGCAGAATAACATGACATATAATAGACAAGATTTGGCAGTAAAAGTTGGCATTACAGTTGCCAAAGGTTATACTATGAAAGAAATAAGTGCTCTTGAAGATAGAATTAAAAGTTTAGAGTATTATACTGTTTTAAATATGTTGGCTTTAGATACTAAATCATTGTCAGTTACAAATAGTCAAGGATTTGAACGTTTTAAAAATGGAATATTTGCAGATCCTTTTAATGATGATACTATTGCAAGAACAAACGATCCTGAATTTAATATGGCTATCAGTTCTAGTAGATCTATCGCCAGACCAAATTTTAATGAAGTATTTGTAAGATTTGAACCTGATTTAACAACTACCACAGGAATTAAAATTAATAGCTCTCAAGCTATGTTAACATATACTCATGAAAATATAGGTGGTAATCCACATGCTACAATCTATAGAAATTGTGCAGAATCTTTTTTTAGTTTTAAAGGTATAGTTGAATTATTTCCTAATTTTGATAATACAAATCAAAATAAAAATTTAGCTCCCCAAAATATTGCTATTGATTTAGCACAAGGATTTAAAGATGCAGCAGCTGCTGGAGGATTTAAAGACGTTGATACAATACAAGGAAATCCTAAAGTAAGTAAATCTGGTCAAACTACTACGTTTACTTCAAACACAACACAAACTATAACAGATCTTAAAGTTACTTCAAAACAAACAACTCAAGATTTAGGTGACGTTGTCAGAGATGTTTCTACACTACCATATATGGTAGCTAGACCGATTGCTTTTATTGCTAGTGGTTTAAAACCAAATACTATTGTATATCCGTTTTTTGATAAAAAATCCGTTTCTTCATATTGTGCTCCGGCAAAAAATAATACAGCATATGTTTCTGGAACTGGTGTAGATCCTGCAACCGTTCTCATAAAAAATGGTTCAAATGGTGATGCGCTTAAAACAGATGCATTAGGAATAGTAAGAGGAATTTTTTATCTTCCTGCAGATACTTTCAGATCAGGTGAAAGAGTATTCACCCTCATCGATACCACTGATATTACAGCTACAAATGCTATATTAACAAGTGCAGAAGGAAGATATACGGCATCCGGACTTTCTGTCACAAAACAAGATGTTAAATTTCAAGTAGAAGAACCTGTATTTACTCCATCAACTGTTGTTAATAATTTACCTCCTTTAGTATGGACAACTACGGATCCACCACCACCTCCGCCTCCATCAACTGGAGGAACTGGTGGTTGTTGTTTTGATCCTAATGCTTTAGTATCAATGGCTGATGGTAGTTATAAGAAAATTTGTGAAATTCAAATTAATGATATTGTTATTGATGGATCTAATGGAATAAATTCTGTTATTGGAATTGAAACTCCTAAATTATTGGATCGTTACATGGTCGCATTCAATAATAATTGGGCATTTATTTCAGAAGAACATCCTATTATGACATCAGAAGGTTGGGGTGCTTTTGAACCTGAAAGTAGACATGTTGATGAGATATTTGTTGGCAAATTAGTCAAAATTGATATTGGATCTAAAATTCTTAAATCAGATGGAACATATGAAACAGTAGAAACAATTTTCTACAAAACTATGCCAGAAGATTATATCATCTATAATCTATTGCTAGATGGTGATCATATATATAATGTCGAAGGTTATGTGGTTCACAATAAAGCTGGTGATACTGGTGGCACAACTACTACAGGTACTACAACAGGTGCTTGTAGCGTTGGCGGAACATCAAACGGAATTAGCGGTTTAGGACTAGCAAGCGGCTGAATATAGGTTTAAAACTCACCGTTTATATTTAATAAAATAAGAAAGAAACTCAACAAAATGATGATAGATGGCAATCCAATAGCACAAAGTTTTACTATATCAGGAACCGCCTCTGCTGGTCTTCCTGGAATATATTTAAGTAAACTTGGAGTATTTTTTAGAAAAAAAAGTCCAACTGCAGGTGTTATACTAGCTATTGTAGAAATGACTAATGGTATTCCTGATCCTGCAAAAAGAATTGGAAGCACATCTTTAAGATCAGAATTTGTTACTGTTAGTGAAGATTCTTCCGCAGAAACCGTTTTTGAATTTGATAACCCCGTTATGTTGTCTGCTGATAAAGAATATGCATTTTATTTGTATCCGCAAAACAATAGTACAGATTATGAAATGTGGGTTTCTGAAATAGGTGGTACGGATAAATTAACAGGACAAGCTGTTACTCAACAACCATACCCCGGTATTCTTTATGTATCTTCAAATGGCAGTACATGGAATCCTGTATTAACACAAGATATTAAATTTAATCTTTATAGAGCAAAATTTAATGTATCTAGTGGCAAATTAGTAATGAGAAATGCTAAAGAAGATTATATCTCTTTAGATTTAACGTCTGCTAAAGGTGGTATTATAAGAAAAACTTCTGGTGTTCCAATACAAGTTGGTGATATTGTATATGCTGCTAATGCTACTAATTTAACTTCTATTTTAACTACAAATAATACAATTTATCCTTTGGCAACTGTTAAATCAATAGACGAAGTTGCAGGAATTCTTTTCTTAAATAATTCTAATGGTAAATTTACTAATGGCACGTCTACTCCAAATTACAGTAATTTAAGAATATATAGAACTCCAGATCCTGCTAATACACAATATATCACTGAAACTTATAGAGTTGCTAATGCTGTTATATCAACAATAGATGATTTGAAATATAATGGTTTTGTTCCTAAATTTAAAATGGTTGAACCTACAGGATCATATATTGCAACTGAATATTATGGTACAAGTAATACCACAGCAACAATTACTACACCAAACACAAAAGATACAACTGCAGCTATTTCTGATAATGAAACTCTTTATGAGTATAGAGATTTTGAAAGAACTGTTAAAAGTTATTCTAATGAAGTAGCATTAGGTACATTTGGAACTAAAGGAACGGCAACTCAAGAAATTTCTTTAGTAACATATAGTCCTTATGTTTCTCCAGTAATAAATTTAAATGCAAAAACATTCAATTATATTCAAAATGTTATTAACAATGATGATACTAATGAATGGACTAGATATGGCAATGCAAAAGCAACATATATTTGTAAAACAGTTGTTTTAGATGCTATTGCAGAAGATTTATTAGTTTATGTTACGGGATATAGACCAAAAGGTACGAACATAAAAGTTTATGCTAAATTCTTTAATGCTGATTCTGATGCTAGCAATTTTGATGCTAAAGTATGGACTGAATTATCTTATCTTAACAATACCGATTTAATTTTTAGTTCTCCTAATAATATAGAAGATTATAAAGAATATTCTTTCAGTCCTCCGAAAGCAGCTGCTCGTCCTTCAGGATCTGCAAACAATACTTTTTATGGTTATTCGGATATAAATGGAGATGTTACTAAAGACATTCCTGCAGGAACATTAACATATTATGACGAAAATGATACGATACAAAGAGGATTTAATATGTTTTCTATTAAAATTGTATTATTATCAGAAGAAGGTGCAAAATATCCAACAATGAGAGATGTAAGAGGAATAGCATTACAAATGTGAGGATGATATGAAAAATAATGATTTTGTAATACAAAAAGGAAATCCAGGTGCAATATTGAATAAAGATATAGACGGATTGCGGGCTTATAAAGAAAAAAGAAAACAACAACAACAAACTGAAGAAAAATTAAATGAAATAAATTCTTTAAAAGAAGATGTAAATTCTATGAAAAATGACCTAAGTGATTTAAAAAATTTATTATTGAAAGTTTTAGAAAATGATAAAAGATGAACATAAAATAGAATCTATTACTCAAAATCTTTTTGGTGTTCCAATTTGGAAAATGCAATTTAAACATCATGACGTATTAAAACCACAATGGTTGGAATATATGTCTGATAAAGAAAATTTTAAAAATCATACTATGAATAATAGATTGTATTTTACAAGCGCAGAACTACATAAAGAACCTGTTTTTGAACCATTAAAAGATTTTTTTCAACAAAGTTTAGAATATGTAATGGATGATTTAGGTTATTTGCCTAATATCGGAATGACAGGAATGTGGGGAACAGTTCACCCAGAAGGTGGATATCATCATAAACATACTCATCATAATTCATTTTTAGCAGGAGTGTATTATTTAGATGGCAATGAAAATTCTTCAGGAACAACTTTTTTTGCTCATGATCATTATCAAAATATAATTTCTCCTGCTAAAAACAAAAATAAAAAATTTAAAATGAATTTAGAATATACGCATTCTTTTGAAGAAGGAACGTTAATTATTTTTCCTGCTTGGTTACATCATTCTACATCATCCAATAATTTAAAACACACTAAAAAATATAGAAAAATAATATCTTTTAATTCTATGCCTTTGGGTATGACTAATACAGATCCTTTTGATAGATACAATTATCAAGATATGTTAGATAAACCTCTTATTAAAAACAATTCAGAGTTGTTTAATTATGATGAAACTAGACATGTTATGGATTTAGATAATTTTGATTATTTTAAACAAAATAACCAATTAGAAGTTATTATTGAAAAATCCGTGCCGACAAATGAAATAAATACATTGAAAGCAGAAGTTGGTTCATTGAAAAACGAACTGACAGAAATAAAAGATCTATTAGTAAAAGCACTGGAAAATAAATGACTGTTTTAATTGCCAACGTAATACAATCAACAGATTCTTTTGGACAATGGTTAGCTAAAACTAATCAGGTGATTACTGTGATATCAAATACAGCAGTTACTACCAATTCGAATACTGCTGTTGGCAATGCCGCCATTACAGGAACCTTTAGTTCTTCGGGATTGGCAGTTTCAAATACTGGATTGCTTAAAATAGGTACCGGAGCTTCTAATACTATTATTGGAAATAATTTTTTACTTATTCAATCTTCTTCAACAGTAAATGCCGTAATTACAAGCACCGGATTGATTGTTAGTTCTACAGCATATTATACTGATACAGTAATGACAATGGGCAATACTGTTGTTAGAGGAGCCAACGTTACAGCCGATAATTTTGTATTAAAAAATGGATTAATATTAGGCAATACGTATCTTTCTACAATGCAAGCAAACACAAATAACATTTATGCTGCCAATACTCTTTGGGTTGGCGATGTAGAAGCAAATGTTTATATTGATAGAAATGGTTTGCAAATTTCTAGAAATCCCACTGCTACATCTGGTTTTGCTAATGCAAAGATGACTAATGATACACTATGGATTAAAAATCTCAATGCTAATACATTGACAGTAGGATCTATAACATATACTTCTTCTGCTAATACACAGACATTTCCTGGAAATACATGGTTTCAAGGACAAAACAATTACTTCACTTATGGATTGACATCTAACGCAAATATAAAAGTTATTAATGGTGATTTATCAATGCTCAGTGGTAATGTTGGCATTGGTATTGCTTCTCCTGGTAGAAGACTTGACATTGAACAATCCGGAACTGATTTTCAAATGAGAATTGGTGATGCCGGAGGTTCTTATTATTACGATATTGGACGTCAAGTAGCTGATGGATATTTACATTTTTATGGTAGCCAATCAGGTGCAACTGGATATGTATTTGAAGGTGTAGATGGAACATTTGCTCGTATTAATACTTTGGGTAGAATGGGCATAGGATCAACTGCTGGTCAGTTGGGTACAACTACTGCAACTCTTCAGGTTAAAGCCAGAACTACCAATAGTGATGGTAGAATTGAAATTGCAAAATATATTGGAGACGCAGGATCTCCTACAGAAAGTAATGATTGGCCAACGCCTGCATTAACTATTCGCGGTTATGGAGATTATACAAAAGAATCTATGTTATCTTTTGGTTATTCAAATGATGATTTATATAAAACAGATAACTCAGTTTGGAATTTCCGTCTTGACGGAGTAGCATCAGCTAAAACATCTACCAGTTCTACAAATCTTGAACTTATAGGTCCTGGTACATTACGTCTTGGAGCTGGCGGTTCTTCGCGTATTGATATTAATTCTTCAGGAACCTATCTTTCCGGTTCGGCTACAATAACAGGAAGTTCTACAATACAAAGTTATTTGATGGTTGGTCCATCTATTACAGGAACACCAGCAACAGGCGAAATTTGGGCTAAAGGCAACATCATTGCCTATCAATCATCAGACGAAAGATTAAAAGAAAATATCACCAACATTCCTGATGCTTTGGCAAAAGTCATGTCGCTCAATGGTGTGACATTTGATTGGAAAAATGAAGTTATTGAAGCTCAGGGCGATGTTGACAACATGTTTATTCGTAAGAATGATGTGGGTGTTATTGCACAGGACATTGAAAAGATATTGCCACAAATTGTTACTGAACGTGATGATGGATATAAAGCAGTCAAATACGATAGAATTGTTGCACTTCTAATTGAAGCAATTAAAGAACTCAAAGCCGAAATAGATAGTTTAAAAAATGGCAATTAAAACAAATTTAACTGTAGATCAGGGTGCTAACTTTGCCTACAATGTATATCTTGTGGATGTTGATGGTAATGCTTTCAATCTCACAGGATACAGTGCTAACGCACAAATAAGAAAAACATATACATCAACATCTTATAATACTATGAATGTCACAATAACTCCCAATACGGGTCTTGTTACACTAACAATGAACTCAGTGATTACTGCAAATCTTTCTTCTACAAGATATGTTTATGATCTAGAACTATATTCTGCAAACGTTACATCAAGAATACTAGAAGGTTTTGTCACAGTTAATCTTGGAGTTACACGTTAATGCGTGATAGCAAAATAACTGTAACAAAATTTAATAATATATTAATAACAGCCGGCAGATACGCACCTTTGCAGACAACTGTTATTGTTAAATTAAACAATCAGACTATAGAGCCTATATCTCTTCTTAAACAGGAAGCAACTGATATGTTGGGAACTTTACCCACTGTTCCTAGAGATTCTCCAACTGTTCCGTTTTACTGAACTTTAAATACATAAGATCCAGTATGATCGCAGAGTATAGAAGTATCTGCGTATAATTCAAATCTTTTTTCTTTTGCTTTTAACGCAAAATATAAATCTTCAGAGAATGTATTGTTGTGATCTATTGCTGACTTGTAAGCAAATTGCGGATAACCAATATCTGCCATCACTTGTTTTTTAACAAGAACACAACCAAAACCACAAGCACCAACTCTTACAAGTCCCTGTCCTCGTATTTTTTCCCAATCGATATGGTTATAACCTCCATGATCATTTTCTTCAAATATCTCCAATGTTTGTCTATCAGCATTGCGTTGTCTGTAAATACCAGATACAACATCTTTATTGTGTGAAAGTAATTTGTATAAAGTGTCTGGTGCAAATGATATATCTGAGTCGACAGCAAAAAGATAATCATATCCTTTAACAACCCAATCAGCAATTAAATTGCGAACCTGATCAACCTGATATCCATAAAAGTATTGAAAGTCTGCTTCATATTCATCAGGAATAATAAGATCATATATTGATTTGAATGTAGTTGCTTCAATGTTTTTAGCTGTTGGTATTGCTATCAAAATCTTTTTTTTTGACATTATATTTTTTACTACCACTTCTTGTGTTGGAATCATTTCTACATTCATAGGACGTGGTGTAGAATTTACTTCTACTTTGTTGATTTGTAATTTGACATCACCAGCAATCTTGCTTGCATTTTTGTTTTGCAAATCACCGTGTACTTTATAATCATTTAGCGGATTCTTATCATTATAAAGCATAACAATGTCCTGAACAACTTTAATCTTGTTGGGATCTGCTTGTTCAATTATGTTATAGAATGTGGCATTGTCGCCACCTGCTTTGAACCATTCTCCATTCTCGTCCTTGAACACAGAGTCGTCTATATTATTATTCAATAACTCTCTACGGAATGTTCTGAGATGCGGATAGGGCATACCCCAATTGAATTTATGATTACGATAATTTTTTGTTTCTCTCACAGTCTTGGGATAGGGTTGAGCAATCAATGGAATGTTATCTGCTTCTGACCAACAACTCCCATAAGAGTAATCTGTAGCACCGTCTGCATAAAGATTGTTGTAGAAGTTAAATACATTATTATCGTTAATTAATGCATCATCTCCGTCAAGAAGCATTACGATTGTATTTTCACCAAATACATTTTTAATTGTGTTTATCTGATTATATACAGCACCCATATTTTCATTATTAGTAATGACAGTGATCTTGGATCTGATATTCTCCGGCAATGTCTTTAATTTATGATTGATTGCAAACTTAGAACCGTCAGTGCTTGCATCGTTGATCAAATACATTGCCCAGTTGCTGTAATTTTGAGTTGCAACAGAATCGATACATCTAAGAATATATTGTTCAGCATTATAGAATGGTGTAATTACAGCAATGTGCTGTTCTGTATTTTGTGTAATGGTATTCCATTCTTCATTGTTGCTGAACCTACGACCAAATACTTTATGTACTCTGTCATTGATATAAGATACTTTACGATATTCATCTGCAGGAAGATAGTAATTTAATTCTTTAAAGAAATGTTGTTTCCATTGCAGAGCAACAGTATCCCAAGTGGATATATCTTTAATTATATTGCAGTAATACTGTTTTTGTTGATGTAAATACGGATTAAAATGGGCATTAAGAACCAATCCAGCAAAACGTTCACATTGTTCGTCAATGTTGATATCTCTGAATAAACTATTGGGTTCGATAGCATAATCAATAAAATACGATGCATTACCTATGGCAGTTTCTTCTAATGCACCAAAACGTGTTGCCACCAGCGGTGTATTGTATGTGAGAGATTCTAATGTAGAAATACCAAATGTTTCTGGAAATGCTCCGGGATAAAGAAACATAGATGCCTGAGAAAGTATTTCAGCAATTTCTTTTTGTGAAATAATACCAGTAAATTCAATATCAAGAACTTTGTATCTCTCATCTTGAATTAATTTTTGATGAGTCTCACCTTGTGCATCAAGAGGACCGTCAGAACGAAAACGATAGTATCCACCAATTACTTTTAACTTTGCTTGCGGAACAGCAAGTTTAATCTTGGGCCAAATGCGATCAATTAATGGAAGCATTCCTTTAGTAACAGAAGCATTATACACAAAAAGATTAGGATCTTTTTGTGAAATATCCACCTCATCAAAATAACGTACAACACCGTTTCTTGTTTGGAATATTTTGTTTTTAAGAACTTCAAAATTGCGTCTTTTGCCATGATCACAATTAGTGACATAGGATGTGTGAAAATCAGACAACGTAAAAATTTTATCAATATGACCGTTAACAGCAAGATCTTCTAAATTGATATCACCATTGCAGAACGTGTCGTGCATCCAAAGAACTTTATGTTTTGCTTTGTTGCGAATATTTTGAAACATAAAACAAGGATATGCAGTTGCTCTGTTATATGCTTCATAATAGTTGTTGGGAACAAAAGGAACAACAGTTCTTGATGAAATAACTATATCAAATACATCATTATTAGTGATGCTATGCACTGGTCTGTAAGTTACACCGTCATAAATACCCGGACGACTATCTTCATCTTCACAAGCATTAAAAACAGTAACGGGGAATCCTAATTTGGCTAATTCTTTAGAAATAAGAATAACAGCAGATTCGGATCCACCGAGTCCTCGTTTTGACAAAGTATCGCCGTCATATACAAGACCAATTAGATCAAGAATAGCAATTGATGGGTAATTCATAACAAACCTCACGTAGACATAAATATGTAGGAATTAATATTATTTATATAGGCATTAAATGGCGCTGATATTTTATAGTCAAAAGAACACTGGAAATGGTTCTAATACAGAATTTACATTAACTCAATCAGTAACACAAGCTAATAATTTATTAGTTTCTGTTAATGGATTGTTACAAGTACCTGTTGCAGATTATTATATTAGCGGTAGTAAAATTTACTTTGCATCTGCTCCTTTAAATACAGCAGATATTGAAATTCGTTATATTGTTTCTGACGGTTATGATGGCTCTGTAGGATTTCAAGGATCGGCTGGTTATCTAGGATCAGTTGGTTATTATGGTTCTTCAGGAACCGTAGGATATCAAGGATCTTCTGGTTATTTTGGTTCTGCGGGTTATTCTGGTTCTAAAGGTGCTGATGGTGCACCCGGTGGTAGTACTGGTTATACGGGCTCTGTTGGTTCATTGGGCTATACTGGTTCTGCTGGTTTTTCAGGATCATCTGGCGGCATAGGTAAACCTTCTAGAATATCAATTTATACAGGTAATGGTAGTAATACACAATTTACATTAGCAGAAACAGTTGCTAATACTAATCATATTTTCGTTATTAATAACGGACTTATGGAAACACCTGATATTGATTATATTGTATCAGGTACAACTATAACATTTACGACAGCTCCTGTCAATACTTCTGTTATAGAAGTTAGATATTTTGATGCTATACAAGGTTCTCCAGGTTATTCGGGTTCATTGGGCTATACCGGATCTGCAGGTTATTTTGGATCATTAG